TTCAACACATTGTTATGAAGGCGCTGTTTGGACAAAGACTGGCTGAGGCGTGGTACGCTTTAGCAGTTCGATGTCCATGGTTCGTTGCCCCCAAGACCCGCCCGATTTATTACGGGAAAGGTCAAGGGATGGGAACAAAAGGCAGTTTCGCAATTGCGCAACTGACTGACCTGATCTTTATAAAGTTCTCTCTTGAGGAACTTTATCCAGATTCTAAAGGTACCTACTTTATGAAAGTAGGTGACGACCTATTAATCAGTGATCCCGAACATAAATTTGCTCAGAGATATGAAGCAATAGGGGTCCCGATCAATAAAACAAAGAGTAAGTTCGGAACTTCTCTTGGTGTTTTCACAGAATTCGTCTCCAGAAATGCATGGAATGGAAATGACTATTCCATAATTTCTCCAGGCTTGGTTTCTAAATTTCTTAGAAACGACCATTACGGGCCTACCCTCTTCAAACATTTGTCTGAGAGGATGGACCCCAATTATGCGCCTTCTTTTATTGATATTTTCAATATGAAAGGCGATGCACTATTTGATCCTGCTAAAGACCAAAGTGCTATGGAGGACCGTAAAAATACGGTAATCAAGTTGACTACTGTACTTGATTTATTAGAGAAAAATCCACTAGTGGATGATCCTAATACATATTGGGAAAACGATGAATTTGAAGTAAAACTTAAATTCTTCGAAAACCTAATTCTTACTACACTTGGGGCTCACGTTCACCACGCAACACAGTTGGCGGCAAGTCGAGAGACTAAAATCGCACGAGCTAAAGCAGAATTGCTTCTAAATCGTTTGGAGCTTTTACCGGATAGCAAAGACTTAATGGACATCATTGAATCTGATTCAATGACCCTTAAGGATGCTGCTGCCGCACAAGAGATGGTTACTCTTGCTGGCGTTTCACGAGACAAGTATGATCGTGGAATCAAGACTGTTGTTCCTACGATGACTGTCTTCCGGGATGAAAATGCACCCTCGCTGTTAATCGATCCTGAAACTATTAAGTTTATACTTAAATTACAGGATTCACTCGGACAAGTAGTTGTTGGCTATAAGACCATACAAAGATTGTCCTTGTTTAATAAGGCCAACACTAAGACAGTGTTGTACCTTTATCGATACCTAAACAGTGTAATTAAATTAAGTGGTAATCCACTTGATTTAACTACTGGTCAGTATTTACTTCCCTATAAACGGGAAGATCAATACGTAGAGCTAAAGCCGGATCTAATCCGGGGATTCTCTAAACTGTATAAGTTTGACGCTATGCTGGACCAAATCGACAGCATTCGTGAAAAACATGGAGGTGATTTTTCCTACAACTTATCCTTTCACACCCAAGGATGTGATGACTCGTCTGGAACGGAAGATCCAGCGGGAATTCCTCCGAAAACCATGGTCG